ACGGATAAAATTGTCCCGATTTCGGTCAACTATCCTTTCTTCTTTAAACCGATCCAAGACGGAATGGACAGACCCAAAACAGAGTTGGCTTATAGAGTACCTGCTTCAAAGCTTACTAGAAGAAAACTTACCACAAGTTCCGAAGATCAACCAGAAGAACTCACAGGGCTCGATACAACTATTGACTGGAAAAATACAGGTGATAATTCGTATGACGGGGAAAAATTAAAGTTACTAGTACACGATGAAAGTGGCAAGTGGGAAAGACCAGATAATATATTGAATAACTGGCGAGTAACAAAAACTACATTACGATTAGGTAGTAGAATTATTGGTAAGTGTATGATGGGTTCAACATGTAACGCATTAGATAAAGGTGGTGATAATTTTAAGAAATTATATTATAACTCTGACGTAACTAAAAGAAATAAAAATGGCCAGACAGCTTCAGGACTATATTCGTTTTTTATACCAATGGAGTGGAACTATGAAGGATTTATGGATGAGTATGGCCTACCTGTGTTTGATACACCAGATAACGAGATCCACGGCCCACACAATGACCTTATTGATACTGGCGTTGTAGAACACTGGCAAAACGAAGCTGAAGGACTTAAAAATGATCAAGACGCGTTAAATGAATTTTACCGTCAGTTTCCTAGAACTGAAGAACATGCGTTTAGAGACGAAACTAAAAATAGTATATTTAATTTAGCAAGAATATACGAGCAAATAGATTATAACGAAGAGAATAACCAAACACCTTCTGTTGGTAATTTTCAATGGATCAATGGTATAAAAGATACTAACGTACAATTTTATCCTGATCCAAAAGGTAGATTTAGAATATCTTGGGTACCACCAAGTCATTTACAAAATAAAGTTATAGTCAAAAATGGTACTAAATATCCAGGCAACGAGCACATGGGTGCTTTTGGTTGTGATAGTTATGATATATCAGGTACTGTAGATGGTCAAGGTTCAAACGGTGCTTTGCATGGTTTAACTAAGTTTAGCATGGAAGATGCACCACCTAATCAGTTCTTTTTGGAATATGTAGCTAGGCCGCAAACAGCTGAAATATTTTTTGAAGATGTTTTAATGGCATTAATATTTTATGGTATGCCAATATTAGCAGAAAATAATAAGCCACGTTTGCTATATCATTTAAGAAGACGTGGATACAGAGGTTATTCTATGAATAGACCTGATAAAGTTTGGAATAAATTATCTGTTACTGAAAAGGAAATCGGTGGTATACCAAACACAAGCGAAGACATTAAACAAGCGCACGCGGCAGCAATTGAAACTTACATACAAGAGCATGTGGGTCTAAGGTCAGACGGCGCATATGGTAATATGTATTTTAACAGAACATTAAATGATTGGGCGAAGTTTGACATTACTAGGCGTACTAGGTTTGATGCTACTATTAGCTCAGGCCTTGCTCTTATGGCGTGCAATAGGCATTTGTATAAACCTAATGCAGAAGTTGCTAAAGCGCAAGTAAATTTTAATTTTGCAAAATATAAAAACTCTGGAACAAGATCACAAATAATAAAATAAAAATGGCAAAAAGTACAAAAGGTTATTTTCCAAGTCAAGTAGTTAGTGATATAGAAAAGTCAAGCTACGAGTATGGATTAAAGGTTGCTAAGGCAATAGAACACGAATGGTTTGGAAAAGATTTTAATTCAAACAGATATAACTTAAATCAAAGAGACTACCACAAGCTTAGGCTATACGCTAGAGGCGAACAATCAATACAAAAATATAAAGATGAATTATCTATAAATGGTGATTTATCTTATCTTAATTTAGACTGGACACCAGTTCCTATTATATCTAAGTTTGTAGATATAGTGGTTAATGGTATAGCAGAAAGAACATACGACATAAAAGCATTTTCACAAGACCCTTACGGCGTTACAGCAAGAACTGAGTACATGGAATCTATCATGAGAGATATGAACACTAAAGATTTTATGGATAATGTACAGGCTAACTTTGGTATTAATTTATATGAAAATGATTTAGATACAATACCAGGATCAGAAGAAGAACTTCAATTACACATGCAATTAACTTATAAGCAAGGTATAGAAATAGCAGAAGAGCAAGCTATAAATACTTTGTTTAATGGCAACAAGTACGAAAATACATTGAAAAGGTTATACTATGATATAACAGTACTTGGTATTGGTGCTGTAAAAAATAACTTTGATACATCATCAGGTATAACTGTTGATTATGTTGATCCAGCTAATTTAGTTTATTCTTATACTGAATCACCATACTTTGAAGATATATATTATGTAGGTGAAGTAAAGAACATACCTATTAATGAACTTAAAAAACAGTTTCCAAACTTAACTAACGAAGAGTTAATGGAGATAGAAGATCAACCACGTTTAACGTCATCTGCAGCAAATAGATATGGAACTACATACGATAATAACAATACAGATAATAACATAGTTCAAGTATTATACTTTAATTACAAAACGTATAATCACGAAGTGTACAAGTTAAAACAGTCAGGATCAGGCGCAGAAAAAGCTATTGAAAAAGATGATACGTTTGAGGCTGTTGGTGATGTACCATTTGAAAAGTTATCAAGCTCATTAGAGGTTTTATATGACGGAGCGTTAGTGTTAGGTACAAAAAAATTATTAAAATGGGAGCTTGCTGAAAACATGGTAAGACCTAAAAGTAATTATACTAAAGTTAAAATGAATTATAGTATAGTTGCACCACGTATGTATAAAGGTAAAATTGATTCATTAGTAAGGCGTATAACAGGTTTTGCTGATATGATACAGCTAACACATTTAAAGTTACAACAGGTCATGTCACGTATGGTTCCAGATGGTGTGTTTTTAGACGCTGATGGTTTGGCTGAAGTTGATTTAGGTAACGGTACAAACTATAATCCACAAGAAGCATTAAACATGTTCTTTCAAACTGGTAGTATCATCGGTAGATCATTAACACAAGAAGGTGATCCTAATCCAGGTAAAGTACCTATACAAGAAATTGCAAGTGGTAGCGGTGGTCAAAAGCTACAAAGTTTAATTGGTGCGTACAACTATTATTTACAAATGATAAGAGATGTAACTGGATTAAATGAAGCAAGAGATGGTAGTACGCCTGACAAAAACGCTTTAGTTGGTATACAAAAAATGGCAGCAGCTAATTCAAATGTAGCTACAAGACATGTATTGCAAGGTGGGATGTTCTTAACTACAGAAACAGCAGAAAATATATCACTAAGAATATCAGACGTTTTAGAATACTCACCAACAAGAGACGGTTTTATTCAAGCTATTGGTGCTCACAATGTAGCAACATTGCAAGAATTAAGTGAGTTACATTTATACGACTTTGGTATATTCTTAGAGCTTGCACCTGATGAAGAAGAAAAGCAATTACTAGAGAACAATATACAAATGGCTTTACAGTCTAATAGTATAGAACTTGAAGACGCTATTGATGTAAGAGAGGTTAAAAATTTAAAACTAGCTAATCAGGTTTTAAAATTAAGAAGAAGAAAGAAAATAGAAAGAGATCAAGCTATAGCCCAAGCTAATATACAACAACAAGCACAAGCTAATGCTCAAGCTCAACAAGTTGCAGCTCAAGCAGAAGTTCAAAAGCAACAAGCTATACAAGCCTTACAGTTACAAGGTAATGCTCAAAAAGCAGAGCTTGAAGCAAATAAACTACAATTAGAAGCTGAACTTAAAAAAGATTTAATGGCTCAAGAGTTTGAATACAGTCAACAACTTAACATGGCAGAGAAAAGTTCGCTGCAAGAAAGAGAAAGTATACGTGAGAATAGAAAAGACGATAGAGTTAGATTACAGGCAAATGAGTCAAGAAAAAATAAAAAATTTGAATCTTCAGGTAATGATATTATAGAAGGTAGTATAGGTTTAGGAAGATTTGAACCAACCTAATGTTTAACAAATAAATAAATAATAATGGCAATAGTAACTAATGATTGGACTGGTAGTATAGTAGCATCAAGATGGATTGATGACGATGTCGCTGAAACTCCTGGTAGAGGAACTTACTTTTGTGCTATTGAATGTATTACAGCTACTACGTTTACTGCTTTAATATCTGAAAAGATAGATGATGATAGTGATGGAGAAGCTGCAGATGTAAGTGTTTATATAAACACAGAAGGAACTGATGCTGGTACAGCAATAGTAACTGGTGATACGTTTCCAGTTGGTACAATATTATATGGTAAGTGGACTACATTTACTTTAAATAGTGGATCAGTAATAGCATACGAGTGTAAATAAGAAATTGTACGAGAGTACATATGTTTAATTTTATAATATTATATTATGGCTAAAGATGAAAAAAACGTCAAGATAGACGAAAAAAGTGCTGAAGCCCCACAGGGTGAAGTAAAAGTAAAACCTCGAAAAAAGTTTGCTCCGCAAAATGAAGAACCTGTAAAGGTTAATCTTGCTGAGCCAAAAAAAGAAGAGGTTAAAGAAGAACAACCACAAGAAGAAGTAAAACAAGAGGAAACACCTGTTGTTGAAGAGGTAGTTGAAGAAAAGAAAGAAGAGGTTGTTAAAGAAA